GGTGGTGTTATTGCCGCAACGTATGTTCGTAAAGATACATCAAACGAAATTGCTGGACAGGTTAGAATTACAACAGATTTGGGTTTAGTTGTAGGTAGTGGTGGCCAAGGAAATCTAACGGTAACTACTGGAGATGTTTACCTTTCAAACCTTGCTAGTGATAGAAGTCTTATATTCAGCGTCAGAAAGGATATTGGACAAGAAACTGCCCTCAAAATAACTGGAGGAACACGTACAGTTAATGTTTACGAAGGTGTAACAGATAGTCAAGTTAATTTTGGTGGTAATGTAACCATCAGTGGAAATTTGACAGTTAATGGAGACACTACAACTGTCAATGCAGCAACATTAACTATTGAAGATAAAAATATTCAATTAGCAAAACAGACTGGTGTTAGCTCTACTGATGCAAATGCCAGCGGTGGAGGAATTATACTTGAAGGTGCCACACCACACGTATTCCTTTGGTCAGAATTAGGAGATGCTGCAACAGACGATTTACCTGCACTTGCGAGCCAAGCGTGGACTAGTTCAGAACACATAAATCTAAAAGTAGGTAAAAAGTTCAAGATCGATGGAAATGATATTCTAGATTCTACCACAGTTTATGTAACAAACTTCCCAAATGTTGATAAACTCGGACCGCAGGTTTGGGTAGATGTTGGATACACCAGTGTTCCAGCATACGATCCAACCCCAGACTCAAAGGTAAAAATGAGATTGCTTAATAATCGAATTTATACTGTTAAAGATGATTTAGATCTAGAACTTTTTGCAGACGGAGTTGGGAATGTTGTACTTAACGGAACATCTCAAATTAAAGATGTTGCAGACCCAACCGATCAGCAAGATGCTGCTACAAAAGAATACGTAGACGATACTATCGAAACACGTGCTGTAATTTTTAGTATGGATTTAACAGATGGTAAACCAAATAGTTATATAGTTACAAACATACTTAATAATTTGGCTCCACCTGCAGAATACAGAGATGGTACTTGGGCTAGAATTCTGTGTACACAATTATTTAACTCTACAACTAATTTAGAAATTAATCCATTAATTAGCCAGAGTACAGCAACATTTAATACACCAACGGGTACAGCGCCAGCGGTTACTAATATTTCTATTAGTACTGCAACAGTATCGGCGTCAACTATTACTACCAACCGTGTTATTAAAGAGTTCCAGTTAGTTTCAGGTAACTGGACATTCTATCAAGATATACCATTACCACCGTAAAGAGGCAGGAGCGATTAGATGTCCTATTTAATTAACAGATATAACGGCCAAGAATTAGTAGCTATTGAAGATGCTGCTATTGATACTACTACAAGTTTAACGTTTGTAGGACGTAATTATACCGGCTACGGAGAAATACAAAATGAGAATTTTCTTTGGCTATTAGAAAATTTTGCAAATAGTGTGGCTCCTAATAGACCAGTATCTGGTCAATTGTGGTATAAAACAGCTGATAATACTTTAAATGTTTATAACGGTACTGATTGGACCATACTAGGATCCGCAACAACCCAAGACACCGCTCCAGAAAATCCAACAGTTGGAATGTTCTGGCTTAAAACCCCATACAATTCTTTATATGTTTGGGCAGGTTTAGGTTGGGTTCTTGTAGGACCAGAAACAGCAGAAGGATTTGCTGAAACAAAAGCAAGCTCAACTACAGTACTAGCAACAGACGGAAGTCGATATCCAATTATAAAAATGATGGTCAGCGGTGTTCCTATGGGAATTGTTTCAGCCAATCTATTTACAATTGATTCTACAGAAACAATTCCTGGATTTAACAATATTAAGATGGGATATAATTCATCCTCTTTAGGTACATTTATAGGAAATTTAGACGGTCTCGCAGCAAGAGCAACTATATTAGATACTGCACGCAACATCAATGGAGTTGGATTTAACGGTGCTAGCGATATTACAATTAAATCTAGTACTACTAGACCGTTAACAGCAGGGGATCATATAATTGGTTCTACGTTTGACGGATCAACTGATACAACCTGGAATATAGATGCTACTTCTTCTAACATAATTGGTAAAATTGTATCAAGAGATAGCGCAGGCAATTTTAGTGCAGGAACAATTACAGCAAATTTAACAGGAAATGTTACCGGAAATGTAACAGCAACTGGAGGAACTAGTACATTTAATACTATTGTTGCAAATGAAGTTATAGGACCAGTAATTTCAGGAAACTCGTCAACTACTACAAGATTGTTAACAGCAAGAAAAATCAATGGTGTTAATTTTGACGGAACTAAAGATATTAATGTTCCTGTTCCAGCAGTAGACATTACAGGAGATACCCTACCACCTAATTTAAAATATTCAATTTTGAACCGTGTTGGTACTTTAGAATCATTAAAAGTTGCAGATGCAGGAGTTACAATTGGGTCTGGAAACCAATTACAATTATTAGTTGACGGAACAACACCGTATATTTCAAATGCCGGCGAAGCACCTTTAGAGTTAGGTGTAGTAGATTTTACTCGTACTTCCGCAGCAAATAAAGCAAAAATTAGAATAATTCCAGCGTCTGTAAATCTTGCTGAATCAGGAGTTAATTATCCTGCTTTAGCACCAAAAGAAAATTTCGCATTTGATTTAGGACAAGACACATCAAAATTTAGAACTGTGTACGCTGATGTATTTGATGGAACTGCTACGGCAGCTCGTTATGCTGACCTTGCAGAATTTTATTCAGCAGATAAAGAATACGAAGCTGGCACAGTTCTAATTTTTGGTGGCAGCGCAGAGGTTACAATTACAAATCAGAAGAGCGACAACAGAGTAGCAGGTGTTGTTTCAGCTAATCCAGCACACGCAATGAATGTTGATTTAGAAGGTATACGTGCGTGTATTGCTTTGCAAGGACGTGTACCTTGTAAGGTAGTAGGAAAAGTAAAAAAAGGAGAGATGTTAATGACATCTTCAATTTCTGGACACGCAACTAGAGTAGAAAACCCAGAAATTGGTACAATTATTGGAAAATCTTTAGAAGATAAAACTGACGATGCACCCGGAATTATTGAGGTTGCAGTCGGAAGGGTTTAACAACCAAGATAAATATAACTATATTTTTAGGATCACACAATGGCATATCAGGTAGACAGATTTAACGGAACATTCTTAACTTCGGTAGAGGATGGAACCATTGACACCACAACCGACATACGTTTTGTAGGTAAAAACTATGCAGGATACGGTGAAGTACAAAATGAAAATTTCCTGCATATGTTGGAACATTTTGCAAACACCACAGCACCACCAAAAGCAGTTGCTGGTCAAATATGGTACGATAGTGGAAATAAGCAATTAAAGTTTTATGATGGATCTAAATGGAAACAAGTAAATGGTTCTGAAGTTGGAACTACTGCACCTGCAGGATTAACTGCTGGCGAGTTATGGTGGGATAGTTCTGCAAAACAATTATATGCTTGGTCTGGAACTGAATTTATACTGATTGGTCCAGAAGCATCTCCAGATTTAGGAGCAAGCACAGTAGTAGCACAAGTTGTTAAAGATACTACTAACACAAACCATACAATTTTAAAAATGCAATCTGCTGGCAAGGTAGTTGCTATTATCAGTGCGGATGAATTTACTTTAAATTCTGTAATTAACCCAATTGATGATTTTACCTTAATTAAGAAAGGTATTACAATTGCAAAAACAAATACTACCGGTGTAAGCACAGACTTTGTGTATTGGGGGAATGCAAGTAATGCATTAAAATTAGGGGGCATCGACGCCGCTAATTATCTTCAAAAAGGTTCAATTAAATTTACTGAAGAGATTGCTTTCGAAGATCCGGGATTTACCGTTGGTAACTCAAACGATTTTCGATTAAGAGTTGAAAACGACGACGAAGTTTGGTTAGAAAATAGACTAGGCAATCCAATTAGATTTAGAATAACTGTTGGACCGTCGGATATAAGACATGTAGTTTCGGTTGAAAGTTCTGGAGTACTTCCGGGTTCTACAGGAAGTTATAATTTAGGTAGCACATCAAAAGTATGGAAAGAGGTTTATGCTGGAACTGTAAATGCTAGTTTAGTAGGTAGTGTTACAGGTAATACTACCGGAACCCATAAAGGTACTGTAACGGCTGATGATACAACTGTAATGGTTAATGGGACAACTAAACAAATTGGTTACGCCGGTGCAAATTTAGTAGGAACATTAACAGGTTCGGTAGTTGGAAATGTAACAGGAACGGCCACGACCGCTGATACGTTGACATCAATTGCGCCGTCATTAGGAATTCCATCAACCCCAGACAAGACATCTATTCCTGTTAGAAGTGCTACAGGTGATATTACCGCTAATAGATTTATTGGAACTGCTGATAAGTCGGATACACTTTTATTAGGTGCATCATATGTTGCTGCTTCAACATCAACAGTTGCAAGTAGTATTGCTGCACGCGATGCTTCCGGTGATATTAGTGCTAATTTGTTTAAAGGAACAGCAACAGCAGCTCGTTACGCTGACCTTGCAGAAAAATATACAACTGATAAAGATTATGTTTCTGGCACAGTAGTATCTGTGTGTGAACATGAAGATTACGAAGTTGAATCTTGTAAAGCAGGCGATAGAGCACTTGGTGTTGTATCAACTAATCCTGCATATATGATGAACAGTGAAGCAGAAGGACAGTATATTGCACTTAAAGGACGTGTTCCTTGTAAAGTAGGCGGTAAAGTTAAGAAAGGTGACAGACTTGTTGCAGGTGCAAACGGGTATGCTGTAGTTGGAAATGGTGAAAATGTATTTGCTATTGCACTAGAAAGTAATAGTGAAGAAGGAATAAAATTAGTAGAAGTGGTGGTACTATAAATGGTAGCTCGTAGCGATCAAATTTCAGGCCTTGATTACAATTTAATCCGCACAAAGATTGTTGAATTATTAGGACCAGGTGCTGGTACTTATGGTTACGGACAAGATTTAAATAGCACAGCAGTTACTAGCGGAATGGTAATTACAGAATTACAATGGGATAATTTGAGATATGATATTACAAATATTATTCTTCACCAAGACGGACTGATTCCAACCATCCCAGATGTAGGAACTTCAACTGTTATCGCTGGAGGACTTGGAGACCCTGCAAATTATTATTCAGCATTGCTTGATCTAGCACAACCAAAACGTTTTCAAATTGCTAACGGGCAATACCTGTTAAATTCAATTTCAACTAAAACAACCACAACTCCTTGGTCATCAAGCGCAACCGCTACAATCACCGCAACTTTTGTAAATGCAGCGCACGCTAGGTATTTTTTTAATGCTGGCGGAAAAGTTAGATTATCGTCTACAAGAACTGGCGGCGCCGGATCAGCACAGAACAATGCCTGGACAAATTTACTTTCTAGCGTCGGCGATCGAGACTTTGGAGCAGATGCACAACCATTAGTTAACTATTATGATTTAACTACTTCATATCAGATATATTATCAAGAAAGTTCAACCACACCGTATTCAGCAAATAATATTAGATTAGAAGCAAAATGCAATGTTGCAAATAACAGCACAGGAACTGCAACAGAAATAACATTAAGAGTTACCTGGTCAGATTCATATGTTGATCCGGGTGCCCCTGCTCCTGGAGATTTAGTTGACGGCACATTAAGCCTATTTGTCGAAGAAATTATTCCTGCAGGTTACCTTAAACCTAATGATGATCCTTGGGACCTATCTTCTCCAATTTATTCAGTTAGTTCAATATCGGTCTCTTAACGTGGGTAAATAACGGAGAGGGATAAAGATGGCCGTAAATGATAAGATCACAAGAAACGAATATAATAATATAAGAACAAAAGTTATTAACGTTTTAGGAGCGGGGTCTGGTAATACCGGTTACGGACAACCTATTCGTAGTTCAACAGTTGGAGTTAGCAACAAAGTTACAATTAACGAATGGGGTAATTTAAAGTACGATATCATTAATGCATATGTGCATCAAAATGGTTCTGCACCAAGTTTACCCGATGCAGTTGAAAATGCTTCAATTCGTTACAATGCGACAGATGCTCCGGTAGCGTATTGGGATACTGTTGCTACTAATTTACAAACTAATCGTTTTGCCATACACACATCACAAAAAATAACAACTAATCACGGTTCAAATAGTATTACGTTTCCTAATGCTACCTACGGTTCTTATTGGGGCCAGGCAGCAGGTTCGGATGAATTATCTTGTTTAGTTACTGTAAGTTTTACAACTTCCAATGAAGCAAGATATTTTTTCAATTCTGGAGGATACATTAATTTTTCAAGTTCAAGAACCGGTGGATCGACAACCCCACAAAATACGTCTTGGACCAGTTTGTTAAGTACTGGATCTGCAACAACCCCAAGATTTGGTGGAGCACATCCTAGTACCGGAACATCACCTGCAGACAACCAAAACTTTTATAGATGCACCAGTACATATTCTAGTCCCTTTTATTCGGTTTCTGCATCTAGTCCATACGGTTCAAATACCTGGAGAATATATGCAAGAACACCGGGTGTTGTTAATAATTCTTCTGGAACTGCGAGTAGTATAGAGTTTAGAATAAGTTGGTTAGACGGACATACAGCACTCGGTGCTGGCCCTGATGCAGTCAACGGAACAGTTACAGTTCAAGTTGCTTCTTTGCAGGCCTTTGGAACACTTCAACCTCCAGGCGCCGGAGATTTTTCTGTTCAAACACCAACAGTCACAATTGGATCCATAGTTCCTCAATAAAATTTCCCACTCCACAAGAACTCCTATAAATAATATGCTATTATAATTAGGAGTTAGTCATGCAGGAAGATCTAAAAAATGCCTTGGATTTTGCAAATTATAGGCACACATTTTCAATACAACGTAAAACACTTAAAGAAAAAATTGATGCTCGTTTAACTTACGGGTTTAACGGTGGAATTTTTAAAATCGACAGAACACTTTTAACATTCGTTCAGATACTTGTTGATAAAGGTAGAACTTCAGGAGTTATTCTTTTAGACGCCAACGAAAATCCGGTTCTTATTGAAGATTTAGAATCTTTTAAGGATGAAATATTTGACAGATATTTTACCGCTACTAATGAGTATTTTGAAGATTATCAAAAACTTAAAAAGAGTAGATCGGTAGAATCATTAATATCATGAACGGTGTATTAATTTTTGCTCATAATAACAGAGAGTTAGATTATGCTAGGATGGCATTAGTTTCTGCTGGACTAGCAAAAAAACATTTAAAGGTACCGGTTTCGTTAGGAACAGACGAGTCAACTGTAGACTGGATGAAAGAATCAGGTATATATGAAAAAGCCGTTGATGTATTTGATAAAATCATTTTAGTTGAACGCCCTGATTCGGGTAATAATAGAAATTTGTACGATAAGGAAAATTCTATATCAGTACCTTTTGTAAACGGTAGTCGTAGTACCGCTTGGAATATCACTCCGTACGAAAGAACTCTTTTAATCGATAGCGACTTTTTAATTAATTCAGATACGTTGTCAAATTATTGGGACAGTGATAACGATTTACTAATTTCTGGATTTTACAACGATATTATTGGTAAGGAACGCATAGGCTACCACGACAAATATGTTTCTGATACAGGAGTAAAGTTGTATTGGGCTACTACAGTAATGTTTACTAAAAACGAAAGAACTAAAATGTTTTTTAATTTAGTTAATTATGTAAAAGAAAATTATGAAGTTATTGGCGACCTTTTTAGATTTGATGTTAGACAGTATCGAAACGACATTAGTTTTAGTATTGCCAAACACATCTTTGATGGATTTGAAACTACTAACGAAGCGGATCTTCCTAGTATTTTTTCAACTATCGATAAAGACGAGTTAGTGTCTGTTGACAGCGAAGGGAAATTTACTTTTCTTGTTACTCCAACGTTAGATAGTAATTATGTAGCAACATCTGTTAAAGGTTTAGACGTACACATAATGAATAAAAAAAGCATTGTTCGAAATTTTGATTCTTTAATGGAGTTATTATGAATTTTGGTTATTTAATTATTGTTGCACCTCATAAAGGAGTAAAATACGAGTTAATGGCCTATGCCCTTGCATTGAGTATTAAAAATACTCAAAAAGAAGGATACGATAAAGTTGCTCTCGTAATAGACAACAAAGAAAAATTAAACAATTTTAATTCTCCTTGGGTATTTGATGAGGTCGTTGAATGGAGTCAAGAAACATTCTGGGACGGTCGTTCTTGGATGGACGAATTATCGCCATTTGAATATACAGTGTGTCTCGATGCAGATATGTTGTTCATAAGAGACTATAGTCACTGGATTGATTATTTTATTGAAAATTCAGAACTTTATATTGCAAATAAAAGTTATACCTATAGAAATGAAGAGGTAACAAATTCATATTATCGTCAGGCGTTTGTTAAGAATGATTTGCCTAATTTATATAGCTTCTATACTTTTTTTAAGAAAGACAGTAAACTTGCAAAAGAATTTTTTGATCTAGGTCGTAGTATCATTAAAAATCCTATAGAATATTCAAACGCATTCCTATCAAACTATAAACCTAAATTAGTTGGTACAGACGAGGCATTTGCTCTTGCATCAAAAATATTAGACATAACAGATGAAATAGCATATCCTTTAGATTTTCCAAAGGTTTCTCATTTAAAAGGTCAAGTTCAAAACTTTCCTTGGCCTGCAGATTTGGTATTTGACCATGTCGGGTTTTATTTTAATACATCGGCTCAATTAAAGGTAGGAAATTATCAACAAGATAATATTATTCATTATGTTGAGAAGGATAGAATTGATCTTGAAATTATAAACATCTTGGAGGAGATAGCGTGGAAAAAAGATTAACCTTTTCGGAATGGTTAAAAACATTTAAACCCGTTGAAATTGAATACGGCGCTGTTTTTGATCCGCTGTCCGGAGCAGTATTAAGGGTCGGACCGATTGAAGCATTTAAAGACGAAGTTAATAAAATTCAAATTCCAGAGTCAACAGCAATCGATATTATTGAAGGCCGTATTAAAATGCATTCTTGTTTTATTGATCTAGATTCTGAAACTTTAGAAATTACCGAAACAAAAAGTTTATATAAGATTGATGATGTATTGCATCGAGTTATTCCGGTTCAGTGGGCGGAAGTAGAAAAAGCGGACATCTACTTAACTCATCAAGACGGTACTATAAAAGTTGAGCTAGCAAAAAAGTATGGCGGAACAAAAGATACAGTAAAAGATTTCCAACCTAGAAAAATGTATTGGAGCGGAGATACAAAAATTATATTTACAATTACCGGATATAATGATCCTCATATGATATATGAATCTTTTGATGTTAAGATTTCTGATCTTATTAAGCAAGAAAAGATTTTTAAATTAAGCTCTGATATTCCTAAACGTTTTAGTGTTTATACACGTCGCCTGTTTAAAAATTATATGATTGAATATCTATGAAAGTAATTGATTTTGATGTAGTATTTTTATCTTATGACGAACCAAACGCAGAAGAACATTATGCTGATCTGTGCAATAAGGTGCCTTGGGCAAAACGTGTACACGGTGTAAAAGGTTCGGACCACGCACATAAAGCCGCCGCTGAATTATCAGAAACTGATTGGTTTATTACTGTTGATGCTGATAATATTGTCTATCCTGAATTTTTAAATTTAGAACTAGATATGAGCGACCCTAAAATACAGGTGTATGGTTGGTGCGGTCGTAACGCCATCAATGGACTACGATATGGAAATGGTGGTCTAAAGATTTGGCGTAAAGACTTTGTCCTTAATATGCAAACCCACGAGAATGCTACAAGTGATAGAGCACAGGTAGATTTCTGTTGGGAGGACGGATATAAGAATTTTCCAAGAGTATATAGTGATAGCATTATAACAGGATCACCGTTTCAAGCATGGAGAGCAGGATTCCGTGAGGGCGTTAAGATGACATTGCTTGACGGAGTTAAAGTACCGCCTCAAGAAATTACAAAATATATATGGTGGCATAACATTCACAGATTAAAACAATGGGCAACGGTTGGAAGTCACGTTGAAAATGGTTTATATGCTATACTTGGAGCTCGCCAAGGAACCTATATGACTAATTGTACAGATTGGGATTATGTGCAGGTTAGAGATTTTGAAGTTCTTCGATCTTTATATGATGAGATCGTTAAACCTTTAGAAGGAGATATACTTCCTGAAATTATTTCACTTCAATCAAAAATAAAATATGGTTTAGGTTTAGATTGGCCGTTTTTAAATTCAGAACAGAGCAAATATACATTAGATTTATATGATGAAACTATAGAATTAGGTTTAACATATTATCAGATGCCTACAAATGTATGATATTATTTTTATAGGACAAGAGGGCGAAAGTTGGGATAGATTTAAAAAAAATTACCCCAATGCTCAACGTATCAAAAAAATAATTTCTTGGAATGATCTAAAAAATATATCATTTACTAATTTCTTTTGGATAATTTGGGAAAACATAGATTTTCAATATAATTATAATCTTAATGATTATGTGGTAAACAAATGGGAACAAGAATATGTTCATATTTTTCGAAATGGAAAGTATTTTGACGGCGTGACTTTAGTTTCTAAAAAACATTATCCGTCAACGAGAGAATTTAATCATAGATTTTTTGTACATAAAAAAGAAATAGACATTGAGTTATCTAAACCAAAACCTTTTGACATTTTCTTTATATCATATCAAGAACCTAATGCCGACGAAAATTATGCTAAATTGTTAGAGCGTTTTCCTCGTGCAAAAAGAGTACATGGTATTAAAGGAATACATAATGCCCATAAGCGTGCCGCTGAAATGTCTATTACGGATATGTTTTGGGTTGTTGATGCCGATGCATTAATTGAGTCTAATTTTAATTTTGAATTTGATCAAATCCCAGAACACGATTCGTATACTAAAAGTATCGTTCATGTTTGGAAAAGCCAAAATCCTGTAAATGATTTAGAATACGGTTATGGAGGAGTTAAACTACTTCCTAAAAAATTAACGATGAATATGGACATGTCTAAACCAGATATGACCACGTCCATTAGTCCGTCATTTAAAGCCATGGATCAGGTAAGTAACATTACAGAAATAAACTTAGATCCTTTTAATGCCTGGAAAAGCGCATTTAGGGAATGCGCTAAATTAGCCAGTAAGACAATACAAGGACAGGTAGATGAAGAAACAGAAAGAAGATTGGAGATCTGGACCACACAAGGTAGAGAACGACGATTCGGAAATTTCGCAATTAGAGGTGCGCTGGCCGGCATGGACTTTGGCCGTGTTAATTGTAATAATCCTAATCAGTTACGGTTAATAAATGACTTTGATTGGTTACGAGAACAATTTGAAAAAGATGAACGATAGAGAACGTATAGAAAAATTTATACCTATTATGAATGAAATTTCTCCTACATTTTGTATGGCGAAGTGGCATCACACGACTATCTATCTCCAAACTGGAGAAACTCATAGTTGCTATCATCCTGCCCCTCACAAGATCCCTTTAGAAGAAATTGCAGCAGATCCTAGTGCATTGCATAATACAAAAGAAAAAATACTACAACGTAAAGAAATGCTAGAAGGGAAAAAAATTAGTGGGTGCCAGTATTGTTGGAACATTGAAGCATTAGGAGATGATTATATCAGCGATCGTAAAGAGCGCAACTCTAGTATCTTCACAGAAGATAGGTTTAACGCCATTAGACAAAATCCTCTTTCCCCAGTTAATCCACAATACATAGAAATTTCTTTTGGTAACGAGTGTAATTTTAAATGCGGTTATTGTCATCCAAAGCATTCTAGTTCATATTATAAAGAAATAAAAGATTTTGGTCCCTATGGTATGGTTCGTAATCATCGCAACGATATTGACTGGTTTAAAATATACGAGGAAGAAAATAACCCTTATGTAGATGCGTGGTGGAATTGGTGGCCAGAAGTCAGTAAGACGTTAACGATATTAAGAATTACGGGAGGGGAACCTCTACTACAACAAAGCACCTGGCGATTATTAGAAGACCTAGAAAGTAACCCCCGTCCGGATCTAGAACTTAACATTAATTCTAATTTAGGAGTTAAACCTATTCTTGTAGAAAGATTAGCAGATAAAATTAAAAAGTTAAAAGATAATAAATGCATTAAAAGTTTTCAATTATTTACAAGTATAGATACGTGGGGACCACAGGCAGAATATATTCGTACGGGTTTAGATCTAAATACTTGGGAAAAGAATTTAGAAACAATAGTAACAAAAACCTATAGTCCTGTGTCTCTTATGATTACTGTTAATATTCTTTCAATTCCTAATATTAGAAAACTTTTAGAAAAAATATTAGAATGGAGAGAGAAATTCATTCAATATAGAGATCCTGGTCAAGAACGTTATCGAAATATACGATTTGATGTTCCGTACCTAAAAGAGCCTTTACAATATGATATCAATTTACTTCCTAAAGACGAATGGTTACCAGTCATGCAAGATAATTTAAAGTTTATCGAAGTTAATATGATCGATCTCAACAAAACAAAATTTGGTTTATTAGAACTTGAAAAGTTCCGCCGCCTTGTAAAGTATATGGAAACTACACAGTACACCAAAGAGAAATTAGAAGAAGGTCGTAAAGATTTTTATAATTGGTTTACAGAATATGATCGTAGGCGCGGAACTAACTTATTAAATACTTTTCCAGAATTAGAGCAATTTTATTATGACTGTGCAACCATCTAAAACTTTTTGTATAATGCCCTGGATACATATCTATGTTAATCCTGACGGAAGTGTTTTACCATGCTGTATTGGACATCATCATTATCATTTAGGAAATACACAGGTTTCTACATTAAAGGAAATTTGGAACGGAGAAAAATATCGTGAAATGCGTAGAAATATGCTTGAAGGAAAACGCTGTTCTCAATGTTCTGCTTGTTATAATAGTGAAGATATTGGTCTAAAGAGTGCAAGACAACATTTTAATGAAAATCATTCAAAATTTTTACCTTTGATAACCAACACCAATGATGACGGAAGTCTGGATGATTTAACATTAAGATATTTCGATGTACGTTGGAGTAATATTTGTAATTTTAAATGTAGAACCTGTAGTGGAACATATAGTTCAAGTTGGGCAAAAGAAGATTCTGATAACGGATATAAACGTCCAATTTTTATATATGCTGGTGGAAAAAATAATGATGACCTATACGATCAGTTTTTGCCGTATTTTCAAGATATGGAGAGTTTTTATTTTGCTGGAGGCGAACCTCTTCTTACAGATAAACATTATGATATGTTAGAATATTTAATTAGTATCGGAAAAACAGATGTTAAATTACGTTACAATTCTAATTTAAGTGTTTTGGAATATAAGAAAAAATCTGTATTAGATTTATGGAAGCAGTTTTCTAATGTTGGTTACGAAGCAAGTTTGGATAGTTGGGGAGAACGTGCAGAATATATTAGAGAAGGAACCGAATGGAATAAGATTGAATCTAATATACGAAGAATAAGAGAAGAAACACCTCATGTAGAATTACAAACCAACACTGTGGTTTCTGTATTCAATATTGCAACTTTAGACGTCTTTTTAAAATATATGGTAGATAAGTCTTTGTTTTTTAAAGAAGAATATTACCCTAATTTTTATAATTTGCTTCATCCGCCTGAATATAGCGTCAATGTACTTTCTGACACGTTAAAAGGTGAAATAAGAGCCAGATTAGAATCTATTAACATTTCGGCAGATGTTAACAGCAAGATACAAAACGTTATACAGTTTTTAGATGCATCTAGCTACGATTTAGAATTGCATAAGCAGTTTATCAAAAAAACACAGAGTCTCGATGCTATTAGAAATCAAAATTTTGTATCAACCTTTCCAGAGCTACGAGAGTTGTATGAAATTTTACTTTGATACTCTTAATGGGTGCGACGAAAACCAAAAACATCTATCTTCTTATAATGGAAGCTCTCATTGGATAGTTTCTCAAGGACCCCCGTTTAAAAACCAATTAAGGATGTTAAATCTTGAGATGGATGTTATAACTAACATTTCTAATGGTGTTGGGTGCTATGTAATCGATGTGAACGGTGACCCAGATTGGTGGGCAGGGTTTTCATCTCCTCCTGGACATATTTTAAATTTAATATCAAACGATATTAGAAAACTCGCTAGAAAAGGAAGAATAAGAATAGTCATTGCCGCCGACAGAGAAGGTGGCCCAATGGTTACTAATAGATATGATTGTTTTAGAAGTACACACAATGCTATTAAAAGTTTAGGACTGCCGCCCGGTTCGGTTTTAATTACTCAAGGAAATAAAAAAATTGAAAAACAGTATGAATCCTGGTTAAAGAATACCAAAGAAGAAAAATTATTTGAAGTAATGCATTCTTGCCACTTTGGAAAAATATTTCAAAACAGAGAAGATGGATTTGTAGATCAACCAATAATATATGAAACCATTAAAGATAAGAGAGCATTTGATTATAATAGTTTAAATCGTGTATATCGTACTCATAGAGGAATGCATTTATATCGATTAATAACAGATAACATACTTTCACGTGGATTAGTAAGCGCCAATCAATTAGACCAACACGATAGAACTGCATCAAATATGTTAGGAATATCTCTTGACGAATACAATTCGCTAATGAAGTTATATTATCCCAGATTCGTTGATGGAGATTGGTCAGAAAAGAATGCAGCAAATCAATATAATTTAGATATTTACAGAAATTCTCTAATAACGTTTATAAACGAAACTATATTCTTTGATGACGTTGCTTTTTTAACAGAAAAAATTTTTAAACCTCTAACATTTGGACACCCTATAATTCTTTCTGCAGGTCATGGGACATTAAGAGCTCTAGAAGAAATGGGATTTCGTATAGATTGGTGTGGGATTGATCCCTCTTATAATGATATTATTGACCCAATTGAAAGGTTTAACAAAACACACGAAGTGTTATATAACTGGAATCAGTTATCAAAAAGAGATAAGATTATAAAAATTGAGAAATCTATGGATACCATAGAACATAATTTTAACGAAATGAAAAAAAGAGATCTTTATAACGAATCCATACTTGAAATATATAGAAGATCAAAGGAGTATTTTGGTGAATCTTAAAAAATATAAAAGATTTTTTGCATTTGGTTGCAGCATGACCGGATATAATTGGCCAACTTGGGCAGATATTATTGCTACAGAATTTGAAGAATCATATAATTATGGAAAGTCCGGAGCCGGAAATTTGTTTATATCCAATGCAATAGTTGAAGCTAATAAAATACACAAATTTAACGAAAACGATCTAGTAATTATGATGTGGACATCAGTTTCTAGAGAAGATCGATACAAAGATGGATATTGGCATACTCCAGGTAACATATATTCTCAAGGAGAAATTTCAAATAAGTTTGTAAAACAATGGGCAGATACTAGATTTTATCTTTTAAGAGATTTTGCTTTAATTGATTTAACAAAAGAATATTTAAAAAGTACCAACTGCAAACATTTTATGTTAAACATGGCTCCGTTTGTTGATATACAGCATAGCTCTGGAGACTTAAAATATAAAGAAGGTCAGGATATATTTAATATGTACGCAGACACGTTGTCAATCATACAACCTGATATATGTACAACTGTTTATAAAGGAATTTGGCCAACTATTAAAATAAAAGGTTATGGCGGTGAACCATATGATTATCATCCAACTCCATTAGGATATTTAAGTTACATCAGAAAGATATTTCCAGCATTAAAAATAACAGATAGAATGAAAGATCTTGCTCAAAAATATACAGATATGATAGAAGTTTCAAACGAATTATCAGATGTTGCTAGTATATGGTATAAAGAACGAAAAATCCCTCCATCGAGAATATAATGAGTTGTGTTAATTCAAAAGTTATACCTTATCTTAATACATATGATCCTGAAAATTCAAAAATTTATACAGGTGGTCCTAACGGATTTGTTTCTTTTAATAAATCTAATTATGATTATTTTTATATTCAAATCTCAAACGATCAGAGTTTTAAGGTATTTTCAATTGATGATATTATTCCATATAAGATATATAGAAAAATACAAAAAAGAAAAATTTTCCTTGCCATTGATAATAGTTTAGAATACTTTCTTACTACGGTAGATAGTATCTATGAAGATATTGTTATTAAACATAATATACCTCCAGAACAAATAATATTAGTAACATCTGTTCCAACGATGTCAACATATGTAGAACGAATATCTAAAAGGTTTAGCCTTCCGGCTATAAAGGTTGAGTGGTTTCCAATTTTTGAAATAATAGGTAAAGAAACTATTCAGAAAAATAAAACTATTCCTTTTTTAGAAAATAAAGATTACAATAAAAAATTTCTAAATTTAAATCGAAGATGGAGACCACATCGTCCATTTTTAGTTTCTTTATTATGTGGTAAGAATCTATTAGAGTTAGGACATGTTAGTTTAGGAGCATCTGACGATAATGCTAATTGGAATGATAAATTTG